GGGGGGATCCCCCCCCTGGCCTTCAAAGCGCCCCCAGGATCCCCTGGGGGCTTTTCTTTTGGGGTCCTTTGAAACCGTTACGTTCGCCCCGAAGGTGACATGGCTTGTGGTTGCTCGTCCTCCGGGGGTCCTCCTGACTCATGGGTTCAGGGGGATCCCGTCTCCTGGACGACGGTGGCGCCGGATTATCCCTCATCGGCCGGCTGGACCTTAAAGGCTCTTTTCGGGCCAACCGGCGCCGAGGGGCTCTCCATCGATGGGGAGGCCGTCTCCGACATTGAATATCGTTTCACGGTCGACGGGCTCACCACGATGGGATGGGCGCCGGGTCCGGTGGCCTGGCAGATCAAAGCCAATCAGGGGCTTACGATCGGGCCGACCTTCATGGCCGGCCGGTCTCTGGTTTGTCCCCTGGTCACGGGGGATGGGTACGATCCGCGGACTTGGGCCGAGCGCATGCTCGCCGCCCTGGAGGCCATCGGTCCTACCATCATGGCGAGCGGGTACGCCTCAATGACGGTGGATGGGATCGCCTACCAATATCAAACCACCGACGCCTGGCTTCGCGCGATCGGTTATTTCCGGGACCTGGTGGCCGCGGAGCAGGCGCGCCTGGATCCTTGCCAAACGGCCAATGGCAAGCGCGGTAATCGTCGGCTCATCAAAGTGCGTTTCTCTGGCCTCGTATGAATTGGATGCAGAAAATTTTGGGGCGCTTCGGATATGTCCCGGTCCAATTCGCCCGGGCTTCGGTCACGAGCGCTCTGCGGGTATTCCAACGGCAGCGCCGCAATTATGACGCCGGCGCTCAATCCCGGCTCACGCTCGATTTCCCCGGCACAAGCGTCTCCGCGGATTCCGACCTTGTCCGGCAGCTTCGCGTGATGCGCGCCCGCGCGCGCGCGCTCGTGAAGAATGAGCCCTATGCGCGCCGGTATTCGCGCCTCATTGAAAAGAACATTGCCGGATCTGCCGGCGTGCAATTGTCGCTTCTGGGTCGGGAGGATGATGCCGGGGATTACGCGCGATCGGATCTCCGGCTCTCCCGGGCCGAGGCCGATCAAATCCAACGCCAATGGAACCGTTGGTGCGCCTCGACCTGGGTGAGCTCCGATCGCCGGTTGACCTGGCCTCAAGTGCAGCGCCTGGCGCTCCGGAATGGATGCATGGACGGGGAGATCTTCTGCCGGCTCGTGATCGATCCCCGCAACCCCTGGCTTCTCTCCCTGGATTGGCTGGTCCCGGAGCAATTGGATGAGCAGCTTAATTCCTCTTTGAATGGCGGGGGGGAGATCCGGCTCGCGGTCGAATTCGACCCTATGGGCCGGCGCTCCGCCTACCACGCTTATCGCCGGAACCCGGATGACTTCCTCATCGGGAGCCAGCGGATCGGCCGCGGCGATCGGGAACGGATCCCGGCCGGCGAAATGGTTCATTGGTACCTTCCGGATTTCATCGGTCAAACGCGCGGCGTCCCCTGGCTTTATAGCGCGATTGCGCGCGTCAATATGCTCGGGGGCTATGAGGAGGCCGAGCTCGTGGCGGCGCGGGTCGCCGCCTCCAAAATGGGATTCATCATCCCACCGCAAGGCCAGGAATATGCGGGGGATGGGGAGGACGCCGAAGGCAACACGATTGTCGAAGCGCAGCCGGGTACCTTCGAATCCCTGCCGGCCGGGTCGGATCTGAAATCCTTTGATCCTCAACATCCGAACGCCAATTTTCCGGCCTTCCATAAATGCATGCTCCGCGGCGTCGCCGCTGGTGGGGACGTCTCTTACCACACGCTCACGGGGGATCTGGAAAGCGTTAATTATTCGAGCGCCCGGATTGGCCTCCTGGATGAGCGCGATGGGTACGCCGTCCTCCAGGACGAATTCATCCACGGCTTTTGCCTTCCCATTTTCCGCGCCTGGCTCGTGGCGCAATCGATCAATGGCACCATCCCCTTGACGGTGGAAGAATCGGCCGCTTTCGATGAGATCCTTTGGCGCCCGCGCCGGTGGGCTTGGGTGGATCCTCAAAAGGAAATTGGCGGAATGAAGGACGCGGTGGCGCTCGGGATCCGGAGCCGGACGCAGATCGTCGCCGAACAAGGGGGCGAAATCGCCCAAACCTTTAAGGAATTGGGCGCCGAGCAAATTGCCCTTGAAGCCCTGGGGCTTCTGCCGGCGCCCGAAGCGCCCCCGTCCTCCGCGCCCGCTGGCGATGATGAGGAGGGGGATGATGATGAGGCGCCCGCGGGTGGATCGCCGGCGCGCAATGGCGCCCCAAACCGTTACGTTTTTCCGAGGGGGTAGAATGCCGGTTGAAGTTCAGGATCTCATCGTTTCCGCGGAGCACGGTCTCCGGGGGCGCCTCCATCGATGCGTTGAGCTCGATCGCCAGGCGATCAATCAAGAAACGCGCACGGTGCAAATTGCCGTGAGCTCCGAGGAGCCGGTCGGCCGGTGGTTCGGCTTTGAGATCCTCGATCATGGCCGCGGGTCGGTCTCCATGGATCGGATGCGGAACCGCGCGCCGCTTCTCCTGGGGCATGATACCGACCGGCAGATTGGCGTGGTGGAAAAGGCCTGGCTTGAAGATCGCCGGCTCAAAGCCGAGGTGCGCTTCTCCCGATCCCCCGAAGGTGAGGTGGTCTTTAAAGACATCGTGGATGGGATCCGCGGGAAAATTTCGGTCGGTTATCGCGTCAATTCGGCCGTGCTCGAAAAGTCAGAAGGCAATGACGAAACCTATCGGGTGACGTCCTGGGAGCCTTTGGAAGTCTCGGTGGTCAGCGTCCCGGCCGACGATTCGGTCGGCGTCGGTCGTCAACTTGGAAACCCTCAAGATTCTATGTCTCAGCCCAGCAATCCTCCGGCGACGCCGGTCTCGCAAACTCGATCCGAACCGGCGCCCGCGCCGCCCGCGCCCGCGCCCGCGGCGCCGCCTCCCCCCATGCATGTGGTGGCGGTGGGGGATGGTCAGGATACCGCACGGATCGCCCGTTATGCTCAGGTCAATCCTCCCCACCAGGACGCCGCTATGCGCGCGATCGCGGCCGGTCAAACCTTCGTTCAATTCATGGATGGCTTGCAGCCGGTTCGATCAACGGCGCCGGCGCCGTCCCCGCGGAATGGCGACCCCAATATCGGAATGACGACGGCCGAAGTCCGGCGCTTCTCCATCACGCGCGCTATTTCCTCGATCGCTTTTGAGGGGGGCTTGTCCGGCCTGGAACGCGAGGCCTCCGACGCATTCGGGCAACGATTCAATATTCGCGCAAGCGACCGCGCCTTCTTTGTCCCCTTCGAAGTCCAGCGCTCCTACATGACCGGCGTGCGCGCGGACCTGGCCGCGGGCACGGCCTCTCTGGGTGGATCCACGATCCAAACGGATTTGCTCGCCTCCGAATTCATCGAGCTCCTTCGCGCCCGGCTCATCACCGCGATGCTCGGTGTTCGGACGATGTTCGGCCTCCAAGGCAATGTCTCCATCCCGGCGCAAACGGCCGGCGCCACCGGCGCCTGGCTCGCGGAGGCCGCGCCCATCACGCCGAGCGCCCAAACCTTCGCGCAGGTCCCGCTCTCGCCGAAGCGCTATGGCGCGGCGACGGCCTATTCGCGCCAGCTCGTGGTGCAAAGCTCGATCGACGTTGAGGCCTTTGTCCGGATGGATCTGGCCGCGGTGGTCGCTCGCGGATTCGACCTGGCCGTGATCGCCGGTTCTGGCGCCGGGGGTCAGCCCACGGGGATCCTTTCCACGAGTGGAATCGGCACGGTCACCTTCGGTGGTGCGGCGTCCTGGGCGAAGGTCCTGGAATTTGAAACGACCGTCGCCACGGCAAACGCCGACTTTGGCAATCTCGCTTATCTCTCGACGCCGGCGACTCGCGGCAAATGGAAAGGGATCCCCAAGGAGGCCGCTGGAACCAATGGTTACCTTTGGATGGACGGCGCCCTGGTCCCGGCGCAGCCCCCGGTGGGCGCCCTGGCCACCGCGGATTCGCCTCCCATCGGGCTCGTCAATGGGTACCGCGCCATCGCCTCCACGATCGTCCCCACCAACCGGGTCATCTACGGCAATTGGTCCGACGCCATCCTGGGAATGTGGATCCCCCTTGAGGTGGTGGTGGATCCCTACTCGCTCGCGCTCAATCACCAGGTGCGCGTGGTGGTCAATGCTCTCGGTGACGTCGCCGTTCGCCACGCCGCTTCCTTCTGCGCCTCCACCGATACGGGCGCCGCCTAAATTATGCGCGTTCGATTCCTCCAGGACATGGCGATTCGGGGCACGCCGGTCAAAGCCGGCGAAGTGGGCGATGTTCCGGACGACGATCTCTGGCGCCTGGAAGGCCGGTATGAGCCGGAGAAGCGAAAATTGAATTTCGAAAATGCTCCGCCGGAGGAAATTGAGGAACGCGATCCGGAGCCGGCCACGCGCGATCCGAAATTAAAAAAGAAATGATCCCGGACGCTGACTATTTCATCGATCTGCAAAATATCCTCCGGCCGCAAGTCATCACGGCGAGCGGGACCGGCGCGGATATTCCCAAGACGACTCCCATCGATGGGCGCGCGCGCGCGATCGTCCGGGTAGGGGCGCTCTCTGCCAGTACGGTTTTCACGGCCAAGCTGGAGCACTCTGATGATGGCGCCTCCAATTGGACCGACGTTCCGGGGGGCGCTTTCCCTGCCATTTCCACGGCCAATACGGGCGCCACCCTGGGGATCGATACGGCCGTGATGAAGGAATTTGTTCGGGTCTCTTACACGGCGGTCGGGGGCACGCCTAACCTGGTCGCTTCTGGTTTCCTGGTCGGATTCAAACAGCGCCCCTAAAAAAAAATCCCTGCCGGCCGCATGGATGAATCCTCCCAATTACCAGCCACCCAATCCTCCGGGTCATCCGCTGGAGCATTTCCGGAGTCGGGCCGTCCCCGATATCATCAATTTTCTGGGGACCGCTGGAATGTACACGCGCCTGGCCGGGGGCGATCCTTTGCCGCTCACCGGGATCTGGAAGGCTCCCTATTCCAACGAGCGCCTGGACGGCCTGGGGATTCCCGGTATCGAGGCCGACCTGCCGGCGCTCATCTATCGCACGGCCGCGCTCCAAGATCCCTCGCCCCGGCACGGCGATACGTGGACCGATGGTCAGCTAGACTGGTATGTCATCGAAGTTCGCCCCAACCCGCGCGCCGGCGTGACGGTCCTCATCTTGAGCCGAGATCCCCCCGGTTAATGCCTACCGTTCGCCAATTGCTTTTGGACGCCGTCGCCGCGCGGTTCGCCTCGATCCCTGCCCTAGCGTCAAAGGTTTTTCCCTGGCGCGTCAGCCCGGTGGAGCCGGATGGGATCCCGTGTTGCATCCTCCGGGACGTCTCCTGCGAATCGCGAATTTCCGGAACGCAGGTGCATTATCACAACTTGAAAATGCAGGCCGATTTTTACGCGTCGGGTCCGGTCGCCGCCCGGGATCTGATGCAGCTTGCTTACCAATCGATCGGGCTCGACCGGAAATGGGGCGGCCTGGCGATCAATACCGAGCCCCTGAACGATTCGATGATGGCTACCCAGGAGGAGAAGCTCCTGGGTGGTGCGCGGATGGAGTTTATTATTGGGTTCCGTACGCCGTCCTTTGATCCCTACAACGTCAATCTCTAGTTTCTTATGCCCCTAGTTACTGCCTCTCTCCTCCTGGGAACGCATGCCTACTTTTGGCAGGATGGGCAATCCTTCACCAGCCCGAGCTCCGGGACCACGAGCCGAACCGCTCATGCGGATGCGGCCGACGTCGGGTGGCCTGACCGATACCTGGGGATCATTGGACCTACCCGGATCCAATCCGCGCGCGGGGAATCGATCGACGTTTGGGCGCCGGCGCCGGGTCGGAATCGTCTCTACGACGTGATCCCGTCCAAGAGTGATATCATTATCACTTACACCCTGCAGCAGCTTAGTCCTGTTTGCATCCAGCTACTTTTCGGCACGGCGCCTCTCGATAAAACGAGTACCCAATGGAATCCCACCGAAGGTCCGGGCCGGGTCAATGGCTGGATCAAGCACCAGCAGTATAATCAAAACGACGTCCTGGTAACGGTGGCGGATCTGTATTGTTCGGTCTCCATTTCGGAGGATCTTACGGCCGATCCGTCCGCGCTCACCGAGGTCTCCTTCGAAGCGCGCCTCCTTACTTCGAGCCTCAATACGGGTAGCCTCTAATCTTATGGGCTGCGTCAATATGACCAACACGCCCCCCGGCGTGATCGCGCGGCCGGGCCTGGCGTTCACCTTCAAGGCCACCGCGCGCGCGGCCGCGACGGTCAATGTCAATTTGGCGACGGCCACCGATCCTTTGGGGGTCGACGGTCAAACGCTTGTCCTCAATGACGAATTCCTTCTCACCGGCCAAACGGCGCCGGCGCAGAATGGTCTCTACTCGATTCAGCCGAATGGTACCCAGCTCATCGCTGGTTCTTTCAATGGGTCCGGGATCCTGGACATTACCGGGCTCAATACCGGGATGAAATATTATTGGGTCAAAGGCAATGGAACGGATGCGGTGGGGCAAACCACGATTACGGAAAGTGGAATGCTTCTGCCGGGCGCTTCTGGAAATATCACGCTTCATGGGCCGGCCTCCACCGCGGCGACGGGCTCTCTCAAGATTGTCTCGCCGATCCGCGACCCAACGCTCGACGTCTCCGGTGAATTCGTCCCGGGGATCCTGGTCCGGGTCCTTTCGGGCACGGCCAATGCCGGCACCTGGGAATATACGGGCACGGCCAATCCTACCTTGGGAACCACCGCTTTGCCGTGGACCAAGCGCTCCACGGGAAGCTCATCCGCGGTGACGCCTCCGGTGACGCCTCCGTCCTTTACCAATTCTCCGCCCGGAACTCTCGATCCCTGCGCCGTCCCGGCCGCATGACCGACGCTCCGGCAATTCCGATCCCAGGAATATGGGGCGGGACCAATGCGCTGCCGGATATCATCGATCCTTGCTCGTTTGATCCGGCGCCCCCCGTAGAAGGTCTCTCCGCTCCGCATATTCCCTATTGGGACGGGACGCGCCTCCTTAATTCCATCGCCACCCAGGAGTCGGGTGGGATCGCAATTGCTGGATGGCTCGCCTCCAAAGCCGATCCCGTTTCCATCGCTGATTTTGTCGCCGTCTTTTCGGTCTCCCCGGCCGGCGCTCCCCAGGCCTTTAAAGCAATGTCCATGGCCGACTTTGGCGCCAACATGGTGCCGGGTCTGCCGGAGCTCACGGCGCCCAAGCTCCCCTTCTGGAATGGATCCAAGCTCGCTGACTCCGCCCTGGAGGATCTCTCCTCCTCCGCGCCCGCGCGCGTGAGGATCAATCGGCCGGTGGATTTCGCCCAAGGGGGCACCACGGTTCGCCTGACGCCCGGGAGCTCGACTTCCTTCGTCCTGGTCAATCCGGATACGACCACGCGCCCGGTCTGGTCCTGGGCTAGCGCCGCGCCGGCTTATTTCGAAATTGCCGACCAGCTCCGCTTGTCGGTTGTCCCTTTGGCGACGCCCGCGGAAACGGCCGAGGTCCTCTACCGCAATCCTGGCGACAGCAAGGTCGCCGGTGTAAGCCTGGCGAATCTCCGAACGTCGATCGTCTCCGGGTACGTCCCGATCGGCCGGAAGATCTCCCTGGCCGCTGGCGCTCATATCAGCGTGGCGTCGAATCCGGCCGGCTCCGACTTGTCGGTCGACCGCACCTGGACGATCGCGATGGTGACGGCTTTCGAGCCTCCTATTTCGGCCGGCGTCTCGCCTCAATTCTGGGGATGGGACAAAACCTGGCGCCAGATCGATTACGTGCAGGTCTCGCGCGCGGTCGGCGCCGACCCTAATCCGCTCACGGCCACGTATCTTCCGAAAGCCACGGGCGCCTTCACGCTCGTCAATTCTCCCATCGCGGATCTTGCGTCGGAGGTCTCATCCACCAAGCGCTTCTTCGCTCCGCGCCTGGGGGCGCAGGCCGGGGATGAATCGCTCCCGGGCTTTGTCTTTACCAGTTACTCGCCGCGCCTCCTGACGGGCTTCTATGCGCCGGCCGCGGATCAAATTTGTTTCCGCCTGGATGATGGATCCAATGACGGGACGCATTCTTATTTTTGCGTAGGGCCGGATAAGGTCTCTACCGACATGGTCATCGAGGCGCCTAATCTCCTCATTAATGGTCGCGCTTTTGTGGATCGAATCGTGACGGATACGGTGGTCAATACGACGCCGCAGCGCCTCTTTACCATTTCGACGCCGGCCTATCATCCGAATACCCAATATTACCTTTTCCTCGCTCTGCAGCAGATCGATACGCTAAACGCTATTCTCACGCTGGAAATTTGGATCAATGGGAACGTTGCTCATACGGCCACCGGGGATCTTCGGGATATTAGCGACTCGCTCGTGGTGGTGACGGAATTAACGCCCGGCCTGGACGTCCCGATCGCCTGGGAAATATGGGCGCGGACGTCGACGGGCTCGACCACTATTCATTCTTCTTTCGTCGCTTCTGGTTTCACTATCCTCGCTTTCTCGCCGCCCTTTGGCGGGGCGGGTGGTGGTGGCGGGGGTGACATTACGGGATCAGGCACGCAGGGGCGCCTGGCTCTTTGGACGAGCGCTTCCAATCTGGGATCTTCGGTGATCCGGGATAATGGGACGAGCGTCGGCGTCGGCGCGGATCCCGACCCTGGGATCTTCTTCAAGGTGTTTGGTTCGATGGCATCGAGTACCACGGCGACGTCCGCGGCCGCTCTGCCGGTCTGGGTCTCTGACGGGGGGATCTTCAAAACGCAGTCTGTCGCGAATCTAAAGACCAACCTGGCGGTCCCGATCGCGGCCAATCCCACGGCCGCGGTCGGCCTCACGGCCGTCAATGGTTCGGCCTCCACCTTCATGCGATCGGACGCCGCGCCGGCGCTCTCGCAGGCGATTGTGCCGCTTTGGACGGGCTCCCATACCTTCGTCAATTCCGATACGTCCGCGACGGTCCTGGGGGTCAAAACGGTGGCCGGCCAAACCTGGCCGCATGTCGCTTTCCAGGCCGGGGGCTCTCTCTATTTTAGCGACGGGGCAAGCGCTCCGGATATTTATTTGCAGCGCTCCGCGCCTGGCGTTCTCTTTGTCCAATCCTTCGCGACCACGGCGACGCTCTCTGCGGAGGCCATCGCCTGTAATGGCTACGACGCCACGTCCTCATGGACGCATGCGCCGGTCTGGAAACAGGATCCCACGGACGGATTGAGCCGGGTGGTCCTTTTTTCGCGGTCCAAGGCGAACCTAAAATCTGACCTGGCGGTCCCGTCCGCGGCCAATCCTACGGCCGTGGTCGGCCTCGCGGCCGTCAATGGGTCGGCCACCACCTTCATGCGTTCCGACTCCGCGCCGGCGCTCTCGCAGGCGATCGCGCCCACCTGGACCGGGAAGCATATTTTTAATGCCGGTCCTGCCGCGCTCGCTCTGAAGGCCTCCGCGGCGACCCTGGCCGCTGGTTCCCTCGTGCTCGTGGTCGACACGAGTGCGGCCTCCGCGGCGCAGGACGTTAAATCTGCGGATCTCGCCGGCCTCAAAGCCTGGCTTGGACTCGCGGCCGATTATGTCCCGGTCACCCGAACGATCAGCCATGCCTCCGGGAATTCGCTTCATCTCTCGATCTCGCCGGCTGGCGCGCAGGCGCTTTCTTCAAATCTCGCCTGGACGCATACGGTCCTTTCCGCGCCGCAGATTGAAGCGCGCAATTGGCTGGATGCGAATGTGGCTCCGGCGACGAATCGGCTCCTAGCCATCATCAATTCGACGGCCTCCACGAATTATCCGGGCGAGTTTGGCGGGGGCATCCAATTTGAACGCGCGGCCGCTGGCGCCGGATCCTTTCAGGTCTGGTGCGCGGCCGGCACGGCGCCCATCGACCTTAAGGTGCGGAAATATGATGGGACCGCCTGGCAATCGTGGACGTCTCTCAGCCTGCCCGGCCATACGCACGCCTTTGGCGAAATCAATAATGTCACGACGGCGCGTCTCCTGGGGCGCACCACCGCGGGCACGGGCGCCGCGGAGCTCATCTCGCTCGGGTATGGTTTGCAATTTAGTGGCGCCGTCCTCCAGGCCAATACGCAGCAGGTCGCTCCGATCGCTTTTGCCTCGCGCTCGCTCGCGGTCAATCCGGCGCCTTCCTTCAAATGGTACCGGATCGCCTATCAAAATCCCTTGGATAATTCCGCGGGCTCCGGGGGATCCCGGGCCGCGGCCAGGTTTATTGTTTCGGATCCGGCCTCCGGCAATCACCAGCACCTGGTCTTTTTTGCCGGCATGTCATTCGGGGGTCATCCGACCTTGCAGCTTCTGGAAAACCACAAGTATTCCTCCTCTCAATTCATTCGGAAAATCCGTTTGCTGACGGCCTCTACTTACGCCGGTGGTGCGGTGGATATTGAAATTTTGGATAGCGCCACGGTGGTGGTCACGCCTTCGGTTTGGATGCACGAAAATTATCATTTGAATGGCTGGACGCTCTCTGCCTTTACGGAGCCTGCGGATATCCCGGCCGGATTCACGGCAATCGAAATCGACCTTTCCGGGAACGTTGGAACCTTCCCGATGTTTTGGATGGCATCGAAGGAGAATCCTACGGCCTTCAAGGTCTTGCGCTCTGGCGCGCTCTATGGCGCTTCGCTCGATCTCACCGGCAATCTCACGGTGGGTGGCAATTTCTCGGTGATCGCGCCGGCGAGCTCTAGTACGGCCTACGTCGGCGTATGGGACGCCAATCCTCAATCGGGCGCCGTTCAATTGCGCTCCAAGCCTTTCGCGGATTTCCTCAATACGTCCTCCACCGCTCAAACGAAGGTAGGTGGATTGACGATCGATGGCGTCACAATCGGGATTAATTCTCCCACCTATGGCATCTTCGGCACCATCGTTGGGGCCGGTGGCTACGCGCGGGATTTCAAAATTCGAAGCAACGACGGTGGATCGATCTGGGGGATGAGTGGCTTGGCCGTTTATGGCAATTCGGGCACGGGCGCGATCACGTACACGGCGCTCTACCAGGTCTCCAATACGACCAAGGCGAATGTGGATCTCAGCGGGTACAATCAATTTCCGCAGTACCGATTCACGCCCGCGGGTGGTTACGCCTTTTATCCTTCCTCATCCGTTTACGGGTGGTTCGCAATGGGTGGGGTCACGGTCGGCCGGGTCTGGACGATGCCGGATGATACGGGGACGGTGGCGCTCACAAAAAATGTGGTTCCGATCACGCGCGCGCTCACCTTCCTGGGCTCCGGAATCGCCACCGTCTCCGCTCCCAACACGCAAGATCTCTCCGCCGATCGATCGTGGACCATCAATGTTCCGGCGCCGGATCTCTCTGGCTTTGTCACGCTCGCCACGGACCAGGAAATCTCCGGATCAAAAAGGTGGGACAATCCTTCGGCCTCCTGGCATGCCATCGAGGCCTCGACCGCGGACGTGGTCAAAGCCTATCTGACGGCCGGGGGCAGCTTATTCCTTTCCGATGAAATTTCCGCGAAGGCGCCCGCGGCCTCCGGTGACGCTAACACGTTTGTTCTCACCGCTCAATCGCCGCAGTCTGTCTCCGCGCGCGTGGAATCGATGACCAAGGCCTCCTTCCAGGCCTGGCTCAATCCGGGATGGGTCACGGGTCCGGGAACCGGATCGGCCAACGTCATTCCGAAATGGACGAGCGGAAGCGTGCTCGGGAATTCGAACCTGACCGATTCCGGATCCCTGGTGACTTCGGCTGTCTCAATGTCTGTCACGGGAAGCCTGGATGCATCTTACCGGGTCGGCGCCGCGAACGTGCGAATCCGTCCCTATGTGGTCACCAATAGCGCGAAATATTTTATTGGGCACGGGGGCGGGTACGTCGGCGTCTCCAATCAAACGGGAAATATCCTGGTGAAAATGCCGGCGACGACGGGGAGCGCTACTTCCTCCGGCACATTTACCATGGGCCGCTGGACCGTGCGCCTCATGGATTATAGGCTGGACGCCATGGACACCTTGGTCGAGGTCAGTGGTTACATTTATTGGCTCTCGGATACGCGCAAATATTGGATCAATGGAAAGGCGCTAGTGAATGGTGGGTCTACGGTCGTGAGCAAGGTTAAGATCGGTTTTGATAAGACGGATAATCGCTGGTGCTTTGCCATCAAATCTTCCACGGGCAATTGGAATTATCCTAACGTGATTGTCGACGCATTCATCGGTTATTCCGGATCCGGCACGGTCTGGGATTCCACGGCCACGACGGTCACGGTGGTGGATGATGCTTACTACGCTAATAATATTAAATCCATGCCTACGGATGGCGTGGAAAGTGACATTGAATTGACACCCATCTTTCTCGTGGATACGGGCTCCGGTTTTCAATCCAAGGTCGGCGGGATCGAAGCGGACGGTGTTCGCCTTGGAATGAATAGCGCCAGCAATCCTGCATTTGGGGTGACGGGCACCATCAATTCTTCTGGATCATGGATCCGCGATATTCGGTTGCGAAATAATAACGCCGGCACCTACGCCATGGGTGGTTTATCGGTGAATGTCGTGGGCTCTACCAATACCCTAAATTGGGTCTCTCTCTTTTTGCATTCTGGGCTCACGCAGGCGCAGGCTGATGGCGCCGGCGAAAGCGTCGCCGGGCCGCAATATCGATTCACCCCTGGGGGTCATCTCACCTACTACAAGGCTTTCAGCCCTAGCATCATTCATGGCCGGTTTGATCTGACGGCCGTCACGGGGCAGCGCACCTGGTCTTTCCCTGATAAAAGCGGAACGGTCGCGATGACTTCGGATCTCGGCTCCGGCAATGTCTCCGGCACGGGCGCCTCCGGTTACCTTCCAATCTGGACCGGCACGGTGGAAGCGCCGGCTTCTGTCTCCTCTCTCACGGATTCGCCCTGGTCGCTGGAATTGGCGACCGATCCGGATAAATCCAAGCGGATCCTCCGCCTGGAAACCACGCCCCCTTCGATGATCTCCACCAGCGTGGTGCGGATCTTTGGAATGGAAGCGGCCGATGGGAACGGCCGGGTCCGGTTCAAATCGATTGACCGCACGGAGCTCTTTAATTGGCTCAATCCTGGCGGGGGGCTCACCAATCCTCCCACGGCCGAACCGTATTTCGGCGACACGGCCGGCTGGTTTAAGGCGATCCTTTCGGCGCCCCTGGGGGCCGTGCGGGATTTGCCGAATAAAACCTACACGCTCTCGATCGCGCCCAATACCTACGCACCTTTCGTCCACCGGCATGTCCCGGGCGATCTCGATATGACGGCGCAGCGCCTCCTGGGGCGCTATGCGAATTCGAATGGCGCCGGCCAGGAAATCACGGTCACGGCGCCGCTCTCCCTCGATACCGTGACCGGCGTCCTCACGTCGGCCGGGATCGCCGGCCTGGCGCCCATCACCACGGGCAAATTGACCAAGTGGGCGAGCTCCTCCCAGATCACCGATTCCATCGTGACCGAATCCGGGTCAGCGCTCTCCGTCGCCGGGAGCCTGGCGCTCACGAATAATGGGGATTTCTCCGGCCGCGCTCTGAGCCTCACGGGTGGGCTCTCTGTCGCCGGCGTGACGAATCTGGCCGGCCTCACTTTCACGCCGGCGCCGAGCGCGCAGTCCAATCCCTTCCAGGTTTACGGCCGGCTCTCCGCGGACACGACCCTGGTGGCGTTCAGCCAGGCGACGCTCCAATCCTGGTTGGCTCCGACCACGTATGTCCGGACCATTAAAGGCTCCTCCACCGCTTTCCCGCTCCTGGTCGCTCCCACGGCCGGCACGTCCGGGGACGTGACGCTCACCTTCTCATGGAACACTGGCGTCGCGCCCAATTCCTTCTTTGCCGGGCCATCCGCGGCTCCGGCGAATGTCCCGACGTTCCGGTATCTGGTCGCCGCGGATATCCCGACGTCAGCCCTGGGAAGCGGAACCGCGGATGGCACGACGGTCCTTTATGGGGATCGCGTTTGGCGCGTACCGCCCGCGGGTGGTGGGACCGGGGATCTCACCGGCAGCGGTACCCAAAATTATATCGCCCGATGGAAAGGCGGGAAGGAATTGGAAAATTCAATGATGGTCGAAAATCAGGAGCAAAGCCTGGTGACCGTTTCCGGGAGCCTGGAGACGGTGGGCAATCTTTCCGCCTCTAATAATATTACGGCCGGGGGCTACGTGGTGACGCCGCGGATCGATATTTCCACGGAGCTCATTTACCGGACGACGGGGGGGCTGGGGGTGGTCTTTCCGAAGTTCCCTCACGATACCGACCCTAATAAGGCCTGGGTCCTGGTCGGCGCCGGTGGCAATGAGTTTGTCTGGGCGCAGCTTACTGGCTCTGGGCAAATCGTACTTTCCCCCTAATGCCTACCCTATCTGATTTGCAAGGCGGCGCGGTCACGGTGGTGGGCGCCAACGTCGCTTCTGAAAAATCCTGGGTGACGATCATCGCCGGCGATCCGGTTAAAATTGACGGGGATCCGAAGGCTCCTCCGTCCGGAACGCTTCACGCTTATGCGGACGTCGAATTCAAAGGCGGAACGGCCGACGCGCTCCTGAGCAGTGCCTTTAATTTCACCGCATTCAAAAAAGATACATCGGGTGGGCCGGCCTCCTGGTTTGCTTCGGTGGCTCTCATCGTCCCTCCCTACACGGGGATCACGATTCAATGGCGAAACGTTGGCGCCAGTACGGTCCAATCGGTCACGCTCCGAAGTAGGCTCACTCTGGCGAATGCAATCGTTCTCTACATGGACGTGGTCCCTAATCAGCCGGCGAATCTTCAAAAAATCCATATCGACGTTTACTATTCCTAACCATGAATCCTTGCGATCCTATCGAACAACTAAAGGCCTTCCTCCAATCAAAAGGTCTTTTAGGTCTCCTGGCTCAACTCGAATCGGCCGACGACCGGGACCTGGCTTCGGAAGGCCAGGGGGCTTCGGTCACGCTCTGGCAAGTCTCCCGGATGAGTCTCCTTATCGAAATTACGAACCAGGCCTTTGGCTTCAAGGGGGAAGGCTCGGTTGAATATTTGACGGTCTCTCAACCGGGCGAAGGGGGCAGCGGGCCTCCCATCATTCCCCCCGGCGCCAACAAAGATATTCTGCCTAGTGTGACGCCGGTCGGTTATTTCGTCCTCACCCGGGCCGAGGTGGATGCGCTCCCGGGCGCGGCCGAATTCCTCCCCGCTTTCCAGGACGCGCTCATCCTGAAGGCCTCCGAAAGCCTGGCGCCTCCCGAAGAAATCCCGACGCCGGAACCTTTGCCTATCATCCCTTGACGGTCCTCCATTATGAAAACTCAGAATATCTATTCCCTCCACAACGTCCTCTCCATCCTGGCGCGGGATAAAGCTTGCTCCGGCCTGGCCGCTTATCGGTGCCACCGAAATATCGCGGAGCTCACGCGCGTGATCGATGGGGTCCGGGATGCCTACAATAAAACTCTCGCCGAAGAACGGAATGGCGAATCGAAGCCCGAGGAAATCGCCGCCCTTGAGAAGCGGATCAACGACCAGCTCATGCAGCAAGATGAGCCCGTGACGGTGGCGAAGCTCCCGGTCGCCGGCATCGATTGGGGCAAGGGGGATCCGGGCGCCCTGCAGGAGCTCATGCGTCTTGAAATGATCGAGGGGGAATATCCCGGATGATGCGCGGCCGAATTATTTCCGCGGTCCTTTTCCTGGCTACTTGTGTCGCCGCGCTCGTGCTCGTTTCCTGCAAACTTATTATCGCGCGGGATTCGGTGGTCACGGAGGATCGCTCCATCCATGGAACCAACCGAATTGTGGAAATCTCCCCCCCCCTGCCATGAATGAATCCAATGGACCTTCTCCCCTGGAAACCTTGAAGGGGGGCGCCGAGATCCAGGTGACGCACCTGGATGGATCCCTTGAGTCAATCCATTTGCGCCAGGTCTCTATCGGTCAATGTGAGCAGCTTCTCCTGGCGCAGGGGAATGAGCCGACCCTGGCTTGCTTCTATTCCGGCCGGGATCGCGCCTGGTTTGATTCGCTCGATCCCGACTCCCAGGAGCGCGTGGTGGTGGAAGGTGACCGGATCAATGCGGATTTTTTCGCACGTTGGTACCGGCGCCTGGCGGCGCGCCAGGACCGGATCCTTCCGGGGGCAATGGAGAAATTCATCAACCGCGCTCTGGAGGAACCGGAGGCTCCTCCGGCGCCGCCCGCGCCGGCGCCGTCTCCATCGCGGATTTCTGCGCCACCGCCTGTGCGGTCACGGGAATGACGCGCCTCCAGGTCCTGGCCGAGTCGCCGGCCTGGCTCACGCTCCTTATGGACGCTTTCGAAAAACGCCGCTCCGCCCAGGCGCTCCTGGAAGGCCAGGTCTGGTACGCCGCGGCCGCTGGCGTTCAAACCAAAGAAGGCAATCGGCTTTGGCAAAAATTGGCGCGCCGCCTGGAATCATTCGCCGGCAGCGCGCAAGGAGGATCCCATGGCGAACGTTAGCGAAAATGCGGTTTCCATTAAGGTAGCCGTCACGGGCGCGCAGGCGCTCGTCTCCCATTTCCGCCGAAGCTCCGAGGCCATGGAGCGCTTTAATAAGCAGCTTCAATCCGGATCCTCCGCGCTCTCCCATTGGGCGCAAATTGGCGCCGCGGTTTTCAGTGGCGCGGCGCTCTCTCGCTTCTTCAAGGCGGCGCAAGAGTCGAGTGTCGCCGTGACGCAATTGGGGCGCTCCCTGATTTCCACCGGCCAATCGGCCAACGCCACCACCGCCGAATTCATCGAGCAGGCTCAAGCCCTGCAGCGCCTCACGGGGGTCTCTGACGAATCGGTCCTGGCCGTGCAGCGGATCCTCCTTTCCTTCGGCGCCCAGGCCGACGTGGTGAAGCGCTTGACGCCGCTCGTGCTCGATCTCGCCGCGGCCATGGGGACCGACGCCACCACCGCGGCCAAGCAGGTTGCGCGCGCGCTCGATGGTGAGGAGATCAAACTCGATCGAATCAATATCCGGGCGCGCAACACCACCGAGCTCATGCAAAAAATGCAGGCCGCTTTCGGTGGTCAGGCCGCGGCCGAATTCGGCGCCAAAGGTGGGCTGGCTCGCCTCGTGGTCTCCCTGGGGGAATTGGAGGAATCCTTCGGCCGGCTCCTCACCGGGGGCACGGAGCGCTTCTGGCAGCGCCTCGCTGATGGCATCGACCGGGCGAGCGCGGCCATCGATGAATTTTCCGCGAAGCATCCTAACGTGATTCGCTTCTTTAATGATCTGGGGGGCGCGGTGGGGGAAGCGGTGGGGAATAATCTTGGCAAGGTCGCGGTGGGCTTGAGCGCCATCGGCGCCGCCATGCTCGGGCCGGCCATCGCCCGCGGGATCCGTTTCATTATCGATCCCTTGCGCGCGCTCTTTGTCCTGGTGACGGGGACCAATTTTGCCAATGCGATTACGCAGGGGCGGATCTTCTGGAAAGCGGTGGTCACGGATGGGACGGCCGCCATCCGGGTCTTTATGGGGCCGGGGACGCGCCTCATCACGATCGTGGGCGCGCTCTCGACGGCCTTCCTGGGATTGGGCGCGGCAATCGCCGGGTGGGAGATCGGCAAATTTTTAAACCAGGTGACGGTCGCCGGCGAAACGATCGAAACGCATCTCACGCGCGCGGTCCTTTATCTGAAGCTTGAATGGCTGGAGTTTTTAACCTGGTTTGTTCCGCCCGGCTGGCTCGGTGGCGAATGGGGCCGGGAGCTCTCGGATCAAATCAATACCGCCCGGCAAGCCCTGGCGGATTTCCAGGAGGAGGCCAAGGATCGGCCGGAGGACAATCTCTTTGAGGAGGTGTCTGGAGGAGGAGGCCTCTCGACGCCTGAATCCGTTACTCGTGCGGAGCGGTTGGAAATGGAGCGGGAATGGGCCGAGGCTGAATTGCGTTTTGCCGAGACTGACGAGCGCCGCAATTTCGTCCTCCAACGTCAGCTTTCGATCGCGATGGAATTGGAGGAGGTTCGGCGCGAAGAATTTAATTTGGCCGAAGCAAAAGGCGTGGCGGATCAAGACGCTTTGAAAGCCGAAAAAGCTCTACTGACGGCGCGGACTCAGAGGCGTGAAATCGAAAAGGAAATCCAAAAGATTTACGAAGATCAGGCGAAAGAACGCCGGCGCCAATTCGAATCCACCTACCCGGGTGGTACCCAGGCTCAATTCGATGAATTCCGCGCGCGCGCGGCGCTTGAAGCGCAAATGGGCGGGGGCCGGTTGGGGATCGTCGCCGGGATCCAGGAGGCGATGATGCAGTTAGGGACGTCGGCGCAGATCGTCGGCCGCGCCATGTCCACCTTTATCGGGGGCGCGGTGGATTCGATCGCCGGTGGAATCCGCGGTCTCCTTTCCATGACGATGACCTGGGGGCAAGCGCTCCGCTCCATCGCCAGCGGGATCCTCAATTCCGTTGTGGACGCCATCGCCCGAATGTTCGCCGAGTGGATCGTCGGCCGGCTCCTGGTGAGCTCCGTCGAAAAGACGGCCGCGGCCGGGGAGCTCGCCGCCAAGGCGCCGGTGGCGCTCATGGACTCAATCTCCTCATGGGGGGTCGCGGCCGCGGTCGGAATCGCCGGCCTCCTGGCGGCAATGGCCGCTCTTGGCTCCTTCGAATCCGGGGGCTTTACGGGCGCCGGGCCGCGCAAGGCGCCCGCTGGCGTGGTGCATCGAGGCGAGTACGTGGTGCCGGCCTCATCGGTCTCGCGCCTGGGGCTCGATTGGTTTGAGGCCGCGGCCGCTGGCATGGCGCCTTCCTCGCAGGGGTCGGATCCCTCGACCGGGGGGCGCACGCTCAATCAAAAGCTGAACGTCTTTTTGGATCGCCGCGCCTGGATCGCCGCAAGCCGGGACGATATCGAGGCCATCGCCATTGACGCCATGTCCCGGGCCGGCTGGAGGACGCCTCATGCGTAGCGTGACGGTCGACGGCCTCCCGGCCTGGCTCGTGGATCATCCGGCCGACTGGGTCGCTCAACCCACGCTCCGCCTCACGGTCCCGGTCTCGATCGAGCGCGGGCTTACTGGCCGGGAAAGCCGGCGCGCCGAAGGCGCCACGCTCCGCGCGGAAATGGATTGGCAATCGGTCCTCCGGGCCGATCAAGCGCAGTCTCTCCTGGCGGGTCTGCAGCAATATCTGGGGGCGCCCATCATCGCCCCCGTTTGGCCTATGGCGGTCTGCACGGAATTTACGGCCACGCCCCTTGTGGGGGGGCTCTTTGTCGCCTGGCGCAACGATGCCTCCGAGTGGGCCATTGGCTCCGCGATCGGGGATCCCTTGCTCTGGGATTGGATCGCGCCGGCGCTCTGGGGCTCCTTCCTCCGGCTCCCGGAATCGAGCGCCCTTACGCCGGAATTGTTCCGGGTCGCCTTCTCCGTCCGGGAAGATGGGCCGGCCGTTTATGCGCTCGTGCCTCCCTCGACCACGTTCGCGCCCGGGCCGGCTCTCCCCGATGGATCGACGCCGCCTGTTTTTCCCTGGCCGGTCAATTGGACGGACGCCACCCGATCGGCCACCGCGGATATTGACGCCGAACGCCGGGACCTGGGTCCGGGCCGGGAAACGGCGCCGGCCATCTATCCGCAAGAAGCCGAGCGCCCCGTGGAAGGCCTGGTAACGCTCTCTACGGCCTCTCAGGCCGCTGATTTCTTCGCCTGGTGGGTCCTGCAGGGGGGCAATGCCGGAGGCCATTGGACGCCATCCCTGGCCGCGCCTACGCGCCTTTCCGCCGACGTCGCCGCTGGCGCCACCACCCTTCCCGTGGTCTCCGGCGCCGGCCTGGCGCCGGAGCTCTCTCTCCGGATCCAGAATTCCTTTGGGATCTCCGAGGTGGGCCGGATCTCTGGGGTGGCCGGGAACGTGGTCACCATGGCCGCGCCCCTGGCTCGCGCCTGGGAAAAGGACGAGGCCGTCCTTTTCCCGCTCATGCTCGCGCGCCATGCGCGCGCGACCGCGGAGCTCCTTTTCCATACGCAGGCGATCGCCGAGGCGCGGATCGCCTGGCGCGAAGTCGCCGGTGAGGACGTCTTGCCATCGGAGGAGGTCCGCGGCGCCACCATCGGCCGGCTCCTGGATCGCGCCTGGCTTTATACCATGGAAACCGACCGCGGTGGGGTGGTCTCGGTGGATCGCTTCACGTCCTTTGAACGGGACCTGGTGGTGCAAAGCCAAGCTTTCGTTTCTCGCCCATGCGATCATTCCGAAATCCGGCAAACGATCCGGCTCGATCGGGACGAAATCTCTTTGAGCCTCCGCTGGTGGGAAGCCTGTCCATTGGCCGCTTTCCTCCCCGGCCGGCTCGATACGGCCGTGAGGCTCGTGGTCGAAGTTTGCGAACCGCAGGGGACGCAAGGGATCAATCCGCGCCGGGTCTTTTCGGGCCAGGTGCGAAGCGTGGAATTCGACGGGCCATTCCTCCAAGCGACGGCGGCCGGCGCCTCTAGTCTCTTTGATCGCGCTATTCCCACGATCCTCATGGAAACGGTCTGTAATTGGGACGTGTATGGGGTCGGATGCGGCCTGGATCGGGAAGCCTGGCGCTTCTCTGCAAATGTCTCCGCGGTCTCTGGCGCGAAGGTCACGGTCAATTCGATCGAGCCACCGGCCGGGGGCTCGATCCCTCAAGGCTTCGGCTTTGCCGATTGGTTCGCCCTGGGGGTCATCGCGCGGGGGGATCGTCAATCGGCCTCCTTCATTTCCAGGAGCACGGCCATCGACTCCGGCTCGATCACGCTCGATCTCGACCGGGTCCTCTCCCCCCAGGTCCTGGTGGGGCAAACGGTCACGCTCATCCCCGGATGCGATGGGCGCGCGGCCACCTGTAAGCTCTGGAATTCCACCGGGAATCCGGCCGGCAAATTCAATAACTTTACCCGGTTCGGTGGTTTCCCTGAAATTCCGGCCACCAACCCGATCGTGCAGCCAATCGGCAAACCGTCCGGTGGCGGAAAAAAATAGGATTCATGAAAACTTCACGCCGCGGTCTTTTCTCCTGGCTCCTGAAGGCTGGCGCCGCCCTTCCCTTCCTCCGGAAAGCCGGCGCCGCTCCGGTCGCCAAGCGCTATGGGTCGGCCACCGCTTATTCGCGCCAGCTCGTGGTGCAAAGCACCATGGATCTTGAGGCCATGGTGCGGCCGGATCTCGCGGCCATCGTGGCGCGGAAATTGGACCGGCATCTTCTGGAACGCCGATGAAGTCCCCGGTTGCAATTAGTCGCTTGGAGGCCGCGGCGAAAGAATGGGAAGGCACGCCGTTTTGCGAGCGCTCCGCGGTCAAAGGCGCCGGTGTCTCCTGCCACATGCTCGCCTTTGTCGTCTATCGGGACGCCGGCTGGCTCCCGGACATGGATATCCCCATGGCGCCGGTGGGCTGGTCCCGGGCTCAAAATCATAGCGTCATGGAGGAGTGGCTCGATCGGGGCGAAGGTCGGAATTGGTTTGAACGGGTCGCGGCGCTCGACGCCATCGAGCCGGGGGATCTCCTGGGCTTTCGCCTGGGCCATTGCATCCACCACCTTGCGGTCCTCCTTTCCGGGGGGCGGGTGGTTTCCTCCGTCGAAAACCTGGGGGCGCGGATCTCTCCCTGTCTGCAGCCGGTCTGGATGAAACGCATGGCCGGCGCCTGGCGCCCGCGCCTCATCGGTCGGGACGTGGAAATCTTCATAGCCGGCAATCCCTCATGAGCTCCAAAGGATCCCAGGACCTGGGTGAAACGGACGATATGCCCCTTGAGCCTGAATCGGTCGCCACCATGCAGGAGGCCGTCCCGGTCCCCTTCCTGGCTGGGACGCGCGCTATCGCGCTCCGGTGGATTAGCCCCCCCGTTTCGGTGTTCTCTGTCCAAGCCAAGGACGAGCGTCCTGGCAAAAAGTAGGAGGCCTTTATGGGCGGGGGAAAAGAATCCGGCAGCGCCAAAACCTACGATTACTTCGGAACCATCGCCGGCCTAGTCGCCTGGGGGCCGGTGGATGGGATCCACGCAGTTCTGGTCGACGGGAAGGAGATCTTCGCCGCCCCCGCTGGAGGCCTCGCCGCCTCCGGTGATTCCACGGATCTCCAACCCGTCGACCCTAAATGGCTTCATGATAAGAACGGGTACCTTCGGATCTATTGGGGCACGCAAAATCAACCAGCCAATCCGGAGCTAGGGCCGAATCATCCTCCTTACCGGGGATTCTGCTACGTTGTTTTTCACCGCTTCCTGTTTGGCCGGGAACGATCCGCGGCGCCCAACGTTGAGGTGGTGGTTTGGCGCAAGCCCAGGCCTCCCTCATTCCTCCTGCCGGCCGGGATCGATGACGGCCAGATTAATCCGGTCGCCGTCATGGCCGAGTGGATCGTCGGCCTTATGGGCTTGGAGCAGCCCGAGGAGATCTTCGATGCTCAATCCTGGATCGACGCCGCGGCCTGGGTCTGGAACGACCCGGATCGCCGCGCCCGGATGGCGCTCTCCTGCCTCCTGGCCGACACGGGGGATATCCGCGGCAGGATTGGCGCCGTCCTGGAGCTCACGGAATTGGCGCTTTATTGGGATGAAAACGGATTCCTCGCCGTCCGGATCCTCGATCTGGGTGAGGTCCCGGCCGGCCTTCCCGTGATCGACGCGCGCTTCTGCACGCGCTCCACGGTCCTCCGCTCCGGGGGGTGGTCTGATGTTCCGACCGGAGTTTTCACGCGCTTCATCGACCGGGATCGCCGATGGAAAGAAGCCGGCCAAAAAATCGACAACATCCTGGCGCGCCATCTCCGCGGCGAACCGAATCGGCAGGAGCTCGATCTCCCATGGATCACGCGCGAAGGCCAGGCCGCGGCCATCGCCGCCCGTTACCTGGTCCGCGCCGGCCGGCCGGTCTCCACGATCAATGTTCAGGTGCGCTCCGCTTCGGCCGATCAAATGCAAATTGGGAGCAAGGTCCTGGTCGACGTGGAGCCGGAGCCCGGGGGCTCCGCGCTCGCTCAATCCTCCATCGTGATTGAGCGCCGCGAACCGCGGGAAGGATCGGTCTCCCTCACGCTCCGGGCTGATACCCTGGCCGAAGCTATACCCTATATTCCCGCATGGATCCCGGCCGCGGAAACGGGGCTCGTCTCGGCTCCGATCCTCGACGCCCTGGTGGTCCCCTTGTCGACCGAAGGTTGGGAATTGGATTCAGCGGTGGCGGTCCTGGCCGCGCGCCCGCAAGCCGACGCGGTGGGCTTTCGGCTCTATGTGGCGCCGGCCTCCGATCCTAATTCCTTCACGCGCCTGGGGGATCAAACGGGCTTCGCCGTCGAGGTCGAGCTCATGGAGGCCATGAATCCCTTGAGCACGGAGGCCACCCTTCGGCTCGTCAAAGGGCCGGATGGTCCCGACGCCTACCTGGCCGGCCGGACGCCGGATGATATCGGGGAAGCCAATAGGGACGTCCTCCTGGCGATCCTGGCGCAGCTTGACGGCAGTGGCCGGGTGGTGATCGAAAATAACCTGCCGGTGATCGAATTCCTTTCGGTCATCGCTCGCGCCGTCGCCGCGCCTGAGCCTCCGGCGCCGGCCGACACCTGGTTTTATTCGGTCCTCCGGTCCCGCAAAGGCTCCGATCTCCGCGATTGGCCGGTGGGCACGCGCGGGTGGATTGTCCCCCTTGTCAATGTGGCGCCCTGGACTCATCCGGTCATTTCGAATCTCGCCCGCAATACCGACGAGGGCCGGATTCGGATGGTCGCCTTTACGCGCTATGCCGAAGACGATTCCACGCCGATCCCGGAGCGGGGCTTCTTCCTCCCCCTGGCTTATAGCGTCTACCCGAAAATCGCTTGGACAGCGCCCGTGTCCAACCCGGCCGATACGAACGCCTCCGGGCAGATCGCCATTGACCTAATGGTGACCGACGTCGGGGGCGATCTGGTCCGGCTCTCGGTGGTCTCGCGCCGCGGCAGTGATCCGGTGGTGACCCATTTGGACGAAACCTTCCCGCAAACCGATTCGCGCCGCTTCAATCAAACCCTCACCTTCTCCGCGGAAGGCGTTTATACGCTCCAGGTCTCGGCTCAAGATTCGGCCGAGCACGAGACGATTTCGCTTTGGCAAATTGTCCGGATCCCGGCCGCTGGCGGTGGGGGCGCCACGGTCACCTTTGATCCTCCGTCCGGGTATTATTGGCCGAGCATGAATTCAATGGTCCTGGTAGCGGCTGGGTACGATTCGATCCGCTATAAGGTCACCAAGCCTCAGCCGAATCCTCCGGCCGATCCGGGCTCCTGGTCGCTCGTCAATGGCGCCGCGGTCTCAATCCCGATCGCCGGGGGCAATAAATACGTTTGGGCGGTGGGCGCTCACGCCGGCGTGGTCTCCGATACGCCGGTGTTCGCCTCCTACATCCTGCGGAAGCCCGGGAAGCTCTAACGGATCGGCCGGGGGATTTCGCGGTCAGCCCGGTCCCAGCCCAGGAGATATCCGGCCGCGAATCCCCGGGCGAAAACGGGCTCGCCGCGCCGGTGGCCTTCCTCGCGCGCCCAGGTCAGGCGCTTCTGGTTTCCCGCGGTCCTCTCCCCCAGGCCGACCTGGAAACCGGCCTCCAGGCCTTCCTGGTACGGGGCGCTCTTTGTCTCATCGCCGGCCGTCTCCGGGGGATGGGCAATCGATCGCTCGCCGGCGTCTCGGATCATGGAATGAATCCCCCAGACGCTCGCGCCCAGGATGATCGCGGCGAAGATGGAAACGCCGAGGACGTTCGGTTCTCTCGTGGTGGGCTGGCTCATGGTCTCTTTTGGGAATGATCGGCCGGCCGGTCTCCGGTGGGAATTCGGGCAATCACCGGGGGGGCTTGTCGGGAAATCACCCTACAAAACCCCCTTTGCCGGATTTGCCAGAATTTGCCCGGATTTGCCAAACCTTTGCCAAAGGCATCAATTGTTGCAAAAGGTCTTGACATGCTCTTTCGTTCAGTTTGGTGGAAAACCCCTGCAAATCTCGCTTTTTCTGGGCTTTTTGCTGGTACGCGGGGCGGGGCTTGAACCCACAACCTTCGGCTCCGGAGCACATTTTCCCTCGCCGGATTGCCAATGAAAACGGGTCATTTGGAGATTTGCCAATCGTTTGCCAAAGTAAAATGCCTACCGTATCCTTTGGCGCCTTTGGCAATTCTGCCCCCGATGAAACAAGATCTCTCCCCCCGCGCCCGATTCCGAATCACCGAGTTTGAAAATCCTTCCGGGGGCAAGGTGTGGCGCGTCTCCGGCATCCAACGCGACGGAACCAGAGTCCGGGAAAATTTCCGCGACCCCCTGGTCGCTCAGGCGCGGGCCACGGAGCTCGAAAGTCAATGGCTAGGGCTTCAGCAGCTTGCCACCCTGCGCCCCACGCATCTCTCCATCCCGGAGCTCCGCCTGGCCGAATCGGCTTTTGCCCGGCTGGAAGATCCGGCCGAGCTCACGAAAGCCGTCGACCATTGGCTCTCCCATGCGCGCAAGGTGGCGCTCCATAAATCCAATGTCCCCACCCTGGATGATGCCTGGAAAGCCTACGACGCCTGGCTCGATCTCGCCACCTGTCCCCTTCGGGCCAAAACCAAGCCCACCATCAAATCTTTCATGGCTTCCTTTGTCGCCGAATCGGCCAACGTCCGGGTGGACCAGCTCACGCCCGAATCGATCGAGGCCACCCTGGTGAAGCGGTGGCCGGGCGCGGTCACGCGGAACAACGTCCGGCGTGTCATCTCCCGCTTTTGCACCTGGTGCATGGAGCGCTCTCGCCGGTGGCTCTCCTCCAATCCCGCGACGACGGCGCTCATCCCGATTGAGGAAGGAGAATCGGGTGAGCCCGAGATCTTCTCCCTTGCTCAAGTCCGGCGCCTCCTGGTGGCCGCGCGGCGCTTTCGCGGGGGCAAATTTTTGCGCTTCGTAGTCCTGGGGCTTTTCGGTGGACTCCGGCCGGCTGAGGCCATCCGGGTTCGCGCCGGCCAGGTCAATCTGGACGACGGCGAGCTCCGCCTGGAAGGCGCCCAAACCAAAACGGGCGATCCGCGGACGGTGTTTCTCCATCCCACGGCCGTCGCCTGGCTCCGGCTCTGCCCGGGGGCCACGCGCGATCCTCAAAAATCCCGGCTCCTTTGGGATGAGCTCCGAAAGAAGGCGCGCTGTCTGGAAAAATGGCCGCACGACGTCCTGCGCCATACGGCCATTTCGCACGCCTTCCGGCTGGAAGGCTCCTACGGTCGGGTCGCCGAATGGGCCGGCAATTCGGAGGCGATCATTAAAAAGCATTACCAGGGGCGCGTGTCCTCCGAGGAGACGGCCGTCTTTTGGGCGCTCCACCCTGATCGCCATGAGCGCCTCCTGGCGCGGGCAAAGATGGCGGAGGCGAAGGCGGGTCGGGTGGTCGTCCTTTCGCGCGAATCTTTCCTAGAACGCGCCCGTACCGCGCGCGGATGAGCTCCTCAATGAGCTCGGTGTAAGGCTTATTGGTGCGCTCGGCGATTTCGTCCAAGCAAGCGCGGAAATCCCAGTTGAGATTAAGATGGATAGGCGCGGGGAAGCGCCGCTTGGGTCTGGGCATTGCGGGATGTTGGCACCCGAATTCGTTCGGAGGCGTTTGCTTGCCATTTTATGTTCACAATATGCCCACGAGGCAATCCCCGCTTGCCATGGACATAATATGCCCAGATATAAGAGCCTCAACGATCCGCCCCATAAAATCTCTCCTCCCTGGGTTTCGTTCTCCCCTCCCCTAAGCCATGGCTCGACGCAAATTGTCCGTCAAAAAGGCCGGCCTTCATACGACGCTGGTCCCCGAATCCAAGCGCTCCCTCTACCGGAGCGCTAATAATTGCGGAATGCCGATCGGTGAATTCTTGGACGTGGTCATCGCCGGCCTCCCCACGAACCTGGACAAAAGATTGGCGCCCGGCGCGCTCGTGGTCACTCTCAGGATCGCGGCGCTCCTTCTTTGGGTGGCGTTCAATCCTGCCTTCATCCCGGTATGACTGCGCCGCCCCCTGGCTCCGCCGTTTGCGGGGCAGAATCGGATTCGGCTCGGATGGTCACCCTTAAGGTCATCATCGAGGAAATCCTGCCGAAATATTTTAACCCCGTCCCTACTCATTGGGCCGTGAGGCGGTGGTTTCGCGCCGCGAAGATCCGAACCTTCAAGGTCAATGAACGCGCGGCCGGTGGCGGTGGGGTCTGCTATTATCACCGTCCTTCCGTAGAAAAATGGCTTAGGAATCGCGCCGGGATTGCCGGCTAAAGAGTAGGGAATCCTCTCCCCGGAGCGGTCTCTAGGCAATTGGATGATTTGCTTTTTCCCTATGAATCCCGATCCCAAACCCCAACGCGCTCGGCGCCGGCGCTATCCATTCCGCAGCGCGCCCTGGCGCGATCGCCGCTCCGTGATCCCCCATCCCGGGGGCTATGGCGCGGATGGTAAACCGTGGAATCCCTTGCGCTCTGCGGCCGGCGATCCTCCCCGCGGTCACGCGGACAACTGCGGAGATCCCCCTGGCGTTATAGGTGCGCCTGGAAATGAGGACGCCGGCTGCTCTCCTTCTAATCCGATCCCATGAACACCACGCTCATCCTGGCCGCGATTAGCGGCCGATCCATCGTCACGGCCGTTGTCTGGGTGGTGGTCGCCGGGATTATCTGGTGGCTTCTCAATTGGCTCTTGGATTACTGCAAGGTCCCGGAACCGTTTAATCGGGTGGGGAAGGTGATTCTGGCTATTCTGGCCGTCCTGGTCCTCATCAACGCCATCCTTATTGTGGTCGGCCGACCCTTTATCACCTGGTGAATCCCTTCAATCCTCCCCTGCCGGAAACGCCGGAGGAATGGGAGCGCGCCCGGCGCGCGGCCGAATATCTCCTGGATCTGGACGCCGCCGTTCGGTTCGGCCTCCTGGCTTGCCGTGATGCGATCAACCCGGATCGATGCCGGCTCATCCTTGAATCTCTGCCCCCAAAACCTAACCCCACAACGCCTCATGCCTCGATCCCAGACATCCACTCCCCCTCCCTCCGCCCCCCCTATTAAAATCCGCGGGCCAAGGCAAGCGGAGCTCCTTCTGCGCTTTGAGCACCTGGATCGCCAGCGCAAAGCCGGCCGGCTCGCCGAGCGGATCCTGCGCCTGGTCGCCACGGCCGATCCCGTCACGGCTGAGATCGCTATGGAAATTGCATCGACGGCCTTCCGGATGGAGGCGCCGGCCGCGGACGTGCCTCCTGGCAATGGCGATTCGAAGCCCGAATAGCCCCCCCCCATGCCACGCCTCTCCCTGGTGGAATACGAGGCTTTGCTCGCGCGCCGGCCGGCGCTTCGGCCGGTGGCGCCCGCTGGGGGGCGGCCGGGCTCCCGGCGCCAGGTCCCCAAGGAGCGCGCCATCCACGACGCCATCCTGGCCGAATGTCGCCGGCGCGGTCTCCGGGTGGTGCATTCGCGGATGGATCGGGCCACGACCGTTTCCCTGGGGACGCCGGATTTCATCATTGCTTTGCCGGGCGCGCGGACGCTTTGGCTGGAGGTTAAAACCCTCCACGGCCGGCTCCGCCTGGAGCAGGAGGCCTGGCTCATGATCCTGCAAACCCTGGGTCACGAGGTGCATGTCATCCGCTCCTTTGAGGAATTTCTCTCTGTCCTAACCCCTAACCCCTAAACCCCTACCCTACTTTCTCTCAATGGTCATTACTCCCAAGACGGAATTCAAACCAGCGCCGGTCGGCGATCACCGCGGCGTGGTGGTGGACGTGACGCCGTTAAAAACGGTCCAAGGCGATTGGGGGCCGCGCGAGGTTTTTCAAATCGTGTTCGAGCTCGAAACCGAAATGGACGACGGGAAGCGCTACATGATCCGGAGCCGGAATTTTACGGCTTCTACCCATGAAAAATCGAATTTTCGCCCCTTCGCCGAAAAGCTCCTGGGGCGCAAATTCACCAAGGATGAGCTCTCGGCCGGTTTTGAAACCGAAGAGCTCATGGGAGTCTCGGTGAAAATGGAGGTGGAGCATGATGAAAACGACCGCGGCGTGTTCGCGCGGATCTGTTACGTCAAACGGATTGAGGATGAAATCTTGCCGTCCGGCGATTATGTCCGCGTGAAGGATCGCGATGAGGAGGAACCGCACGAGCGCCAATCGGAATTCCGGCGCACGTCCGGGGGATCAAAAGGGGATCGGCCGAAGCCTACTCAATCGCCCGATGGCGTGACGCATCCTGGCAAAATCAAAGTCCATGTCGGGAAATATAAAGGCCAGGAGCTCGCGGATCTCTCTCGCGAAGATATCGAGAAGCTCATTGGCGGATGGCTGGAACGGGATTTTGAAAAGCTCGAAAAACCTTCGGCCGACGATCGCCGGCTCTCTAGTGCGCTCCGCCAATACAAAAAGAAATTTGCCAAGGAGGATGAGGCCGGCGCCGGGGAGGATGAGGAGGATGATGTTCCGTACTAAGAAAAGGAAAAACCTATGCCTAAAAAAGAATATCTCGGTGACAGCGTTTACGCCTCATTCAATGGCTTCATGATTACCCTGACCACGGAAAATGGGCTTGCTCCATCGAACACGATTCACCTGGAGCCAGCGGTGGTCACGGAGCTCATGGCTTTCATCAAACGAACCGAAGAGGAGCAGGACCGTTTCTATTCCGGGCGAACGCCGGCGACCAAGGAAACGTGAGAGTCAACCGTTGCTGGTGCGGCGTGGAAAATCCCTACTACGCGCCGCTCCCCAGGCGATGCGAAGGCTACCGGACGATCCTCTGTTATTGTGGCGGGGATTTCTGCGTCTGCCATTGGCACGGAGAGGCTGAGTGTCCGGGCTGTCCGGATTGCGAAGAAGAGGACGATGAGCAGTGCCATCCTCCGGACGACCGATGAGACGTGGAGTCTATTATTCGCGGCCGCGCGCGATCCCTTGTGAGTGCGGCAGCTTGGATGCCTACTGGCATGGGCCGCTCAATGGGCGCCGGGAATATTGTTGCGAAGCTTGCGCCCGGAAGGCGCTCGAAATTGCCAAGGCCAGATTGTTGCGCGCCGAGGCTAATTGGGCACGCGTTCGGAATGTATTCGGGCACCTGATGCCTGGTAGCGCGCCCCATGAATGATCCCTTGCCAGAAATGACCGTGACCGATGAGGAGCGCTTCCTGATCTGGGCTCATGGTGGATCCAACGTATTCCTGACGGGCGCCGGGGGGGTCGGGAAATCCTATCTCACCCGGATCTTCATTCGCGAACGCAAGGAGCGCGGTCTCCGCCTGGCGGTCACGGCCTCCACGGGCGTCGCCGCAATCCTGGTGGGGGGCTCCACGATTCATTCATGGGCCGGCATCGACCTGGGTCCTCATGATGGGGAGGATTTTGAAGATTGCTCCGCCCGGCTCCTGGCGCGCCCCTATGCGGCCGCGCGCCGCGCCGAGTCTCGGGTCCGCAATGCTCAATGCGTCCTCATCGATGAGGTTTCCATGCTCCCCGGCCGGATCCTCTCCTTTCTCGATCATTGGTTCCGGCTCCTCCGCTCCGACCAGCGCCCCTTCGGGGGCTGTCAGATAATTTTCGTCGGCGATTTCCTGCAGCTTTCCCCCGTCCGGAAGGATCCTCGCCGGCCTTACGATTGGGCTTTCAAAACCGAGGCCTGGCAATGCATCGACAAAACGATCCTCCTGGAAACGATCCGCCGGCAATCCGACCAGGCCTTTATCAAAGCCCTTGCGGCCGTCCGGGTCGGCCTCCTCTCCGCGCCCCAGGTCCTGGTCTTGCGCGCCCGGGTCCTGGAGAATCCTTCCCGCGATACGCCGCGCCTCCTGACGCACAACCTGGCTGTCAATAAGTGGTGTCAACTCATGCTTTCCGATATCGAGGCGCCTCCGGTTACTTTCGAGGCCGAAACCCGCGGATCCCCGGAGGCCGTCGCCACGCTCGCCAAAAATATTTTGGCGCCGGCCACCCTGGTCCTGAAGGTGGGCGCTCTCGTGATGCACCTGGTCAATAAAACGTATCTCCTGGAGGACGGCCTGGAGCTCTACGTGGTCAATGGCGCTCTGGCGACCGTGGTGGAAATTACAGCCCCCGGGGACGGCGATCCGGGCGCGGTCCTCCTCCAATTGTCTGAAGGGGGGCACCTGGTCCGGGTCAGCCCCCATTCCTATTCCTGGAGCCATCTCCGGCCGGATCATGGGGGGCCGGAATTCCGTCAACTCCCGCTCCGCCTGGCCTGGGCTCTCACGATCCACAAGGCGCAGGGAATGACGATCGATCGCGCCCATATCGATATCCGCTCCGCCCGGGAGCCGGGTCAAACGTATGTGGCGCTCTCGCGGGTCCGGACCTTGGAAGGCCTCTCGCTTAAAGAATGGCCTTCCGGCGCCTTTGTTTCGCCCCAGGCCATTGAATTCTACCAACGCCTCTCGCCCTGCCGGCCAATGTCCGATCCGGCGCGCCCGGCGCCCCGTAGCGCCATTTTGAAAGCGCCCCCCGGTCAATCTTGCATGCCGGCGCCAGCGGCCGCTCCTGGGGCAATTGAGGCCGAACCGCAGCCCACCCTTTTGTAATTCCTGGCGCCCATCAATGCCCCTGTCCCGGGATCGCCTGGCGCATGTTCGACCGCTCGCGGATGGGGGCTTTACCGCTCAATGCCCGGTCTGTCACCAAGCCGGGGGGGATGGGCGCGGCGTGCACCTTCGCGTTTTTCCATCCGGCGCCTTTGCTTGCGTCGCTCATCCGGGAGACCGCCATCACCGTAGCCTTGTCTGGGCCATCGCTGGCGAGCGCGCGGTGGGCGATTATCGGGCACCCGGCGTGGTCCGGGTCGAGCAGCGGCCGGCCAGCCGGCGCCGGCGCGTCTCGCTCATCGAGGACGTGGAATTGCTCTGCCCCCAGATCTTAGCCCATCCCTGGGATCCCGCGGATATGCCGGCCGATTCGCCGGCGCCCATCCCCAAGGCGCTCGCGGATCAATCGGCCGGCCTTCTGCGCCTCTTTCGCCCGCGGGATACGGTCTGGATCGGCCATTTATGCGATTCCGGCCGGCCCTGGCACCGAGATCATTTCCGAACCGCGGAGGAATGGCTCGCCGCGGATCGCCTCCCCCCGGGTCCGCGGATTTGCACGTCCTCCTTCAAGCCCGGGGAATACCGGCGCACGCAATCGTATGTCCGCGCCCGGCGCTTCCTGGTGGTGGAATCGGACGGCCTGGATCTCCCGAGTCAGGGGGCAATTCTCCGCTGGCTTTCAAAAGCCGGCCTGAAGCTCCGCGCCATCGTCCATTCCGGGGGCCGCTCGCTCCATGGGTGGTTCGATTTCCCGTGCGCCACGGACCTGGTCGACTTGCGTCTCCTTCTGCCGGCCCTGGGATGCGATCCGGCCTTATTCTCTGCGGTCCAGCCCGTGCGCCTCCCGGGCTGGCGCCGACCGGATCTGGGGACCATTCCGCGCCTCCTCTATCTGTCCCCATGAAAATTGCCCAGGGATCTTCTGGCGCGGAAATCGCCTCCCCGGAAATCCTGGAACGCCTGGAGCGCCTCTATGACCGGCCCTGGTCGGTTGACGACCGCGGCGTGGTGGTCTCCATCAACCCACGGTGGTGGGCCGGCCTCTACCATGCGGAAAATCATGTCATCCATTGCCCCCAGGAGGCCTTCTTCGAATTCGACGCCCTGGAAGGGGTCTATATGCGCCTTTCCGCCGAGCGCCTCCGGGAGCACCTGGCCGCACTCCTTCTGCGGATCGCCCGCGACCATTCAATCCCCGGCCTGGCGCGCCAAGGGAAGGTCGCCGTCCTCTCCTCTATCGCCCTTTTTCTGGAAGGAATCGCCGAGGTCCGGGATCCCTTCGAAAATTCCAAGGGGATTCTGGCCGTGCAAAATGGCGTCCTTATTTTTGCCTCCGGGAAAGTCTGGTTCGAAAATTTTTCGCCCCGTTTCCGGATCCGCGACCGGGTCCAGGTCCGGTATGATCGCCACGCCGATTGTCCCCGATATGACGAGGAATTCCTGGCCTCCGTCCTGGAACCGGAGGACGTGGATCTTCTCCACCGGCAAGTGGGCCTGGTCCTGGCCGGCATCAATCCTTCTCACCGATTGGGGCTCCTGGAAGGGGTCTCCGGCGCCGGCAAATCCTCCTTCCTGAAATTGGTTACGGAAATGGTCGGCGTCTCGCGCGTGGTGGAATTGCGGACAAACCACCTGGACAAGCCTTTTGAGCTCTCCGCTTTCCGCGGCAAAACGCTCCTCACGGCCTCCGACGTCGGGGGGGATTTTCTCTCCACCGAAGGCGCCCATACCCTTAAGGGGCTCGTCTCCGATGATCTCTTTTCCCCGGAATCGAAAAATTCCAATGAGCGCAAGCCCATGCGCGGGCCGTTTAACGTCCTCATCGGAACCAATTGCAAATTGGTTTACCGCTCCCAAGGCGACGCGGATGCCTGGCGCCGGCGCCTCATCATTTATGAATGGAAGGCGCCCAAGGCGGGGCGCCGAAAGATTATCGATTTTGTTCCGCAGCTCCTGGACCGGGAAGGCGCCGGGATCCTCAATCGGTGGATCGCCGGCTACAAGCGCGCCTGGAAGGAATTGCAATCCGAAGGTGACCTGGTCCTCTCGCCCTCTCAATACGCGCGCGTTGAGGCGCTCGTGATGCGCTCCGAAGCCCTGGAAAAATTCGTCCAATCCCGGATCGAATCCGAACCGGGCCAGGACCTTACGTCCCAGGAATTCCTAGAGGCCTTCCTGGAATGGTGCCTTGCAATGGGCTGGACGCCTCCATCGGAGCGGATCATTCAAATTCGCACGCCCGAGCTCATCCTGCAGCACCATGGCAAGGCGCGGTCCAATGATTTAAAGCGCGACGGCCATAAGAATCTCCGCGGATGGCATGGCCTCCGCCTCAATGACGACGGCGCCCGCGCCTTTTCTCGCTAGCCCCCTCCCCCGTCCGGGCCGTCCCCGGGTCCGGACGCTCTATAGTGGATCCCGGACGGGTATCCCGTCCGGAAATCTCCCGAGGATCATTGGCCTTTCGATCCTCTTTTTTAATCCCGGACGCTCCGGACGCTTCTTCTAAAAGTTAATGGAAAAACGTCCGGCAATCCCTTTCTAGATGGAATTGGGGGCCGGGTTTGTGGGGATAAGTTGAAAAAGAAGCGTCCGGTCTGTCCGGGCTAGGTGGCAAAATAGGGGGTCTATTTTGCCACCCTGGCCGCTCCTCCAATCTGATAAAATTCCGTTAGATTTAATTTGCAAAAAGCTAACGGCGCATGCATCTTGATCCCGTGAACGGCAAACAACCCTCTATGAGCTCCTTTCCTGTCGGCTCCTTCGTCCTCAACTTCAACACGGTGGCGCGCGTGATCGCCCACGATCCCGAGCGCGGTCTCCTGGTGGAGATCGCCGAAGGATCCGGCGCGGATGGGCAGCGCTACCATGCGGCCGAAGGCTTCTGCCGGCCGGCGCGCGTGGTGGTGACGGGCGATGGTCACGACCGCGGCGCCGAGCCTGCCCGGCTGGTCCGCGATGGCGCGGCCATCGCGCGGACGGTTCGCCTCCTCCGGGAGTGCGGGTACCGCTCAATCTCCCTGGCGTCGGTCTAGCGGCCGATCCCTTCCAAAAAGCCCAGGCTTCAAAGCCTGGGTTTTTTTGTGCCCAAAATATCCGTTAGATTTAATTTGCCAAAAGCTAACGGGTGGGGCATCTTTTTCCCGTGATGAAGAACGCAATCCTCGAATCCCTAAAAGAAATCGTTCGCGCCGCTGGCTTCCAGGTCTCCGCGGGCTCCTGGGAGGATGAATTCCAGGCCTACGCGTTCAGCGTGGAAAGCCACGGCGCGGCCACCTTCGGCCATTCGAAATTCTGCGCCAATTACCGGAAAGAATCCGGTTGGCTCTCGGTGACCGGCCGGCCGGATCGCCAGGTGTCGCTCTGAAATCCAATTCGGGGGGCGCCTCCCTTTCCCTGGGGGGCCGCCCTCTTTTCTCCAATAAAAATTGACCATGAAAACCCTAAGAATCGCTGAGATCCTCTCCCGGTTGAGAATTCACCTGGAGCAGGATGGTGGGACGCTCAATTCCTGCGAGGTGGATGATCTCTACCGCGCCTGGTTCCGGATCCCCGATGAAGAAGAAACCTGTTTAGAGGACGTCGAAAAATGGGCGCTCCGGATGATGAATGAAACGCCGGCCTGATTCCTTCCATGACTCTTACATCGAAAAAGGCTCGTGAAATGGGCCAGTCCCGCAGCAAAGCCAAGGCGCGCTCCTCTCGTTTGAACGGCCAGGTGCGGCCTGGTCAAAAACCGCGCGGCCGGCCGCGAAGTCCCCGCTGTCCTCATTGCGGCCAAAGAATGCCGGCCGCTCTCATCTAATCCCTGGTCCTCCCCATTGCAAAAGGCGCAAGCTGGAAAGCTTGCGCCCTTTCTGTTATGCCATCCGGGCTAGATGGCCGTCTCCGTCCAAGTCACGGGGCTCGATCGTGCCTTAGCCACCGTCAAAAATGCGCCGCGCCAGATCCGTTTCGCGGCCGCGACCGCGGTCAATGAGACCGCGCTCCTCCTCCAAAAAAATACGATCGGGAAAGTTTTGCCGGACGCTTTCACGCTCCGCTCTCGTGGTGCGCCCTGGTGGAAGCCTGGTACGCGCTTTGGCTTCAATATTCGCTTTGCGAGCCGATCCCAACCGGAGCCCTTTGCCGTCCTGGGATCGCGCGCCAATTGGCTTTATCTCCAGGAGGAAGGCGGAACGAAAACGGCCGGGGGCCGATCTCTGGCAATCCCTCAAATGGGGACGGCGCGGCCGCAGGCCGGCGCGGTCATTCCTTCCCGCTCCAAGCCTGCAAAGCTCCTTCGTCGCAAACGCTTTTTTGTCGCCAAGGTCAAACGGGGGCGCGCCATTTTCAGCCGGGTCGGGAAGGCGCGCTATCCCTTGCGCTTCTGGTACGCCTTTGAAAATGAGGCCAATATCGACCCCATCCTGCATTTCGGAATGATCGAATCGCTTTTGGCTCGAAACCTTCTCCCTGGCGAATTCCGAAAGGCTCTGCGGAAGGCTCTCGCCACCGCGAAATGACGATTCCTCCCCCTTACGACGCCGATCGCTACCAGGACGCCGCTGGTGCGCTCCGGGAAATGCTCCGGTGGGTGGGTGAGCCCCTGGCGAATGATCGGCGCCATCCGATCCGCACGTTTCGCAATCGCGCGGTGGCGCTTCTCTGGGTGGTCAATCCGGACGCGGTGGGGGGCTTGAGCGCGCGCGCCCTGGCGCGGCGCATGGGCATGCGCGCTTCCACGCTCACGGTCTTTACCGCCCAGGTGCGGGATCGGTTCGGGATTCGAAACCGTTTTTCCGCTCATGATTGGAGGCGCCGATGATCTGCCGGCCGCGGATCGCCGGCCGCTCGATAAGGAGGCGATCTGCCGGGCTTGTGAATGGTGGAAGCCGGGGGATCCGGCACGTTGCTGTCATCCGAAGCTTGGTTGTCTCCAATGGCGCGGCCGGCGCCATCCCTGGCTCACGTTTCGCCCCTGTCCCGAAGGCAAATGGCCGGTCCAATCGCCCGAATGAGCCCCTGGATTCGGGCGATTTATGCGCGGCCGCGCGCCACGATGCCCTACGATCGATTGGGTTTGTCCGCGGCCGCGACCCTACCTGGCGCTCAGGACGCGCCTACGGGGCGCCTGGCGCCGGCAATGGCCTAACGGGTCCTTCCTCCGGGGGCCGCTTGCGGGTGACGCGCAAGGACGATGCGT